ACCCGGAAAAGTTGACACAAGAAAGATTAGCAGGTTCAATCGCAGGTGGTGGCACAATGGTAAGGACAGAAGTCGTGAAAGAGATAGGTGGTTGGAAATATCAGTATGCACAGGATTTCTATATGTGGGTAAAAATGGTGCAAGCAGGACATAAAGTAGTGAGCCTGAAAGAAACAGTATATTTCTATACGCAACACAAAGACCAAATATCAGTAGCGAAACGTAATGCACAAAAGGAATGTCATCAAAAGATAGAAAGGGATATATGCAATGGTATCAATAATAGTAGTAACAAAAAACAGTAGTACGTTAAAGACGTGCATAGCAACAATACAGAAGAACACCTTTGTAAGGTATGAGATAATAGTAGTCAATGCAGGAGATTTACCAGTAGAGCCATATGAAGATGTGACAATAGTAAACGGTGGCGATATGATAACGTCACAGATAAAACTAGGGTATGAAGCATCTAAAGGTGACTTTGTAACAGCATTTTGTGATGACCATTTCCCTATAATGTTTTGGTTGACAGAAGCAAAGATGTGTTTTGATAAGTTTTTTAAAGATGGATATGGAATGGTATGCTTAAACGAGATGCGTAATTGGAAAGGCTCAAAAGCGTGCGTGACATTAACAACAAAGAAGTTTATTGAAGAAAAGCTAAACGGGATATGGTATGATACAGCGTTTAAACATTACTTCTGTGATGATGACCTGTATTTCAGAGCAAAAGACAAGGGTTATGTGTACTGTGAAACAGCGAAAGTATTCCATGACCATAAAGGCAAGAATATAATGGAGTTGTGGAAACCTGATGAAGATGAATTTAAAAGGAGGAACTAAGGGTAAAAGACTAAAGTCAAAGAAAAAAGAGCTTAAAAATGCTTTAAAAGAACACGTTGTAGACACAAAGAAGCAACTGAAACTAGAAGCACGTTTAAACTTACAACAACTATCTCTTAAGCAAAGATGTATAATGGCTTGGAAGATATTAAGGGGAAGGATATGAGTGATAATAATATACCACCAAAAAAAAGTAAACCAATAGAATGGATTGCAACATCAGAATAAATGAAAGGAATATAATGTTTGGATATAGATTAATAAGTGAAAAAGAGCTTAAGTTAAAATATTATTCTAAAAAATTTTATGGAGTTTTTGAAAAGGCTCAAAAAGTTAGTATGGAGATAGTGGTTAAAGAAATGTGTTCAATAATGAAGTTGACTTGTGACCATATAGTTAATAAAGTAAAAGCTGAAAAGGAACAATTACAAGAACGTATAAAAGAGAAGGATTTGCAAATAGAAAGATTAACATTATCAAGGAATAGATGTGCAGGAAAATTAAGTTGGTTAAAAAGACAACAAAAGCAGTACGACAATATTCCAAGTTGTGCATTAAGAAGAAGGAGCAAATAATGGCAGAATTAACAGTAAGAGCTAAAAGGATCAAAGACCAGTTAGATGATATTAAGTCAGCAGTAAAGGAATCGAACAAAAAAGATTTCGGTGAATTGTTTATATACAGTAACAAAGATATAGGCAAGAAAACACTCAATCAAGGAGCTTTAGCACTATACACAGCAGAGGTAGGAAAGCTAATTGGTAAAGTTAATATTGACTAAAACTTGACAAAGCACAATATATAGTGTAATATAGAAGTATTAAAATTTTGATAACCGTTAGCATGAACGTCGAAAGACATGCACACTAACGAAAGGAACGTATATGAACCGAAATAGGCACATTATTTAAACAGAGTAATGTGTCTTTTTTTGTCTTCAAATGTTATAAATGTTATGTATATAAAGAAAAGCCAAGCAAGACTAAAGAAAATACTTAAAAGCCTACAAGAAGGTAAGCTGATTAAAGATATATGCACAGAAGCAGGTATTTCAGCTATGACATTGCATAGATGGTGTAAAGAGAGCAAGCATCTTAAAGAAAGAATGAGATTTTATAAGACATCAGCACTAGAGAACGCTTTACAAGTATGTGCATTAGGTGGATTTTCTACAAAGGTAACGAAAAAGTATAATTTAAAAGGGCTAATAAGCGAAGAAACTATCCAAACAGCAGCACCAAACATAGCAGCACTCATATTCTCACTATCTAATCTTAAAACAGACGAATGGAAGAACAACAGAGATCATTATTTTGGTGAAAGAGATGAAAAGATAAAAGAATCAACATATGAAATACTTGATACTAAAGACAATATAGAGGCAGAGAAGCTCTTAAAGGAATTTACTAAATGAAAATCTCAAGGGAAAAAGGGTATAAACCCCATAATGGGCAGAAAGCGTTTCATTACGCAATAGATGAGGTAGCACGATTTGTTGCTATGATATGTGGAGTTCGAGGCGGGAAAACTTTTAGCGGTTCACGTCAGGCGTTGAAAATGTCTTGGAACTCAAAAGGTCCGGGCGTATTCGGTATCATAGCACCTACATATAAGATGTTGAAAAGAACTACATGGAGAGAGTTTAAAATGGCTGCTGATCCATGGATATTGAACGAGAACAAGTCTGATCATATAATCACGCTTAAAAATGGTAGAGAGATAATGGGTTTCACAGCAGAAGACCCGGATTCAATAAGAAATGTAACGTTAAACGGGTTTTGGGTAGATGAAGCAAGAGAAGCAAAGTGCTTTAGTGGCCTATGGAACGTGCTAATGGGAAGAGTGTTATCAACAGGCGGTAAAGGGATAGTGACATCAAGTCCGAACGGATATGACGATTTACACAGGATATTTGTAGAAAAGAAGATGAAAGACTATTTAATGATACGATTTAGCACCTATGAGAACACATCTATATCAAAGGAAGCGATAGACGACCTTGCAGGTAAGTATGATGAGAAGTTCATGCGACAAGAGATATATGGCGAGTTTGTAGTCTTTGAAGGACAGGTATATTATACGTTTGATAGGCATAAGAACGCAAGTGAACTAGCATTTAAGAAAGCTCAATATGACCCAGATAAGCCTATTAACCTATGTTGTGACTTTAATGTTGACCCAATGGCATGGGAATTGTGTCAAACAGGCAAGAATGAAGATGGCGAAGTAGAGGTATATTGGATAGATGAGATATATGTTAAGAACTCAAACACGCTTGAGTGTTGCCAAGAGTTCAAAGAACGGTATAGAAACCACAAATCAGGGTTATATTTATATGGTGACGCAACAGGAAAGAACAGGTCAACAACAAGTAACGTAACGAATTGGCAGATAATAGAGAACGAATTACAGTTATATATGCCAGTAAACAACGTGCCTACAAGCAATCCTCCTGAACGAAGCAGGATAAACGCTGTCAATGCTATGATAAGGAACTCTAAAGGCAAGGTTAAAACGTTTGTTAATCCTAAAACGTGTACGCATTTAATGAGAGATTTTGAGCAAGTACCATATAAAGAGGGTACACCGAAGATAGATAAGATGAAGAACAAAGAGCTAACTCACGCAAGTGATTCAGCAGGGTACTTCTATGCAGAAGAATTTAGTTTAGTTGACAGTAAATATCATGGAACAAATATTTAAGGAGTTATAAATGGGAAAGATAAAAGATTTAATAGATTCACCGCATCCAGTATATAAGAACAACTATAATTGCTGGAACTTCTTATTAAACAGTTATGAGGGTGGCAAAGACTATATCGGAGTTGATTTAGTGAAGTCACACCAGGTATTTGCAGGTTCAAGTGAGATAAAAGGCATACAAAACGAGCATCTTTTCAGGCATACAAAGGAAACAGCAAAGGATTATAAGTCAAGAATCAAGATGAGTTATTACTATAACTTTTGTGCTCCGATAGTAGATATATACACCAGTCACTTGTTTAAGAAGCCTATTATAAGCGATTGGAAAGGCATAGATGACATCATAGACATAAGAGCAGAGAACATAGACCGTATGGGTAGTTCAATAGATGAGTTCAGGAAAGAGTTAATCGATATATCTCAAATATATGGTCATTGTTTTGTTATAGTCGATGCACCTTACACTGAACTTCCCATATATAGCAAGCTAGACAAGATAGAGCAAGACAACTATCCGTATATGGTAATCAAACATCCACAAGACATAATAAACTGGTCACTTGATGAGTTTGGTAAGCCTTACTGGGTATTGATAAGAGAGAGCAAAGATACTAATACTGACCCGTTTGCATATAACAAAGAGAACGTTGAAGTGTATAATTATAAGCTATGGATGAGAGATGCGTGGTTTCTATATGATGCAGACGGAGTTCTGCAGACATCAGGAACGAATCAACTAGGGTATGTACCAATAGTGCCATTTTATAACAAGAGAAGCAAGAAAGTACAGAACTTTCTAGGTGTGTCGGTACTTGCAGACATAGCGTTTATAGCAAGAGATGTATATAACTCATGTTCAGAGTTGAAGCAGATATTAAGGGATCAGACGTTTGCGTTGTTGACTATACAGGGTAAAGCAAAGGATTTCCCGGAACAACAAGTAGGAACGAAACGAGGTTTGATATATCCGATTGACTCTAATCAGCCAGCGTTTATAAGTCCAGATGCTGCAAATGCAGAAACGTATTTCAAACACATAACAAATCAGGTATCAGCTATGTTTAGGTTAGCCAAATTGGAAGGTGCAAGTGCAAAGTTCAATGGTCAGCAAGGCACACAGCAATCAGGTATCAGTAAAGCGTATGATTTTAACGAAACTAATCAAGCTCTTTCAGAAAAGGCTATGAATATGCAAGATGGCGAGATGAAGGTATGGCAGATAATGGCAGATTGGGAAAGCAAGAAGTTTGAGGGTTCAGTAGCATATGACAGGGATTTCAACGTACAGAGTTTGTTTGAAGACCTAGACGAAGCAGAAAAGGCTATGAAACTTGAGATAGGTGACGAGTTTGAAAAAGAGCTTAAGAAGACTATTATAAAGAAGAAGTTCTCAAGATTACCAGATGAGAAGTTAGAAGAAATGGTAAAGGATATGGAAACGTCGCAAGGGCAGACTGCTGGTGGCAGTTTAGCAGATAGACTTACGACACAATTAACGTCTGACAAGACGGTATAAAGGGAGGAATCATGGCAGAAGATGACAAAAAAGAGCTAGAAGTAAAGACATTCAAGCAGGAAGATGTTGACAAGATCGTAAGCGACAGGATATCAAGGGAACGGTCTAAGTATGGTGACTATGACGAATTAAAGAAGTTCAAGGATGAGCAATTGGCTAAACAAGATGAAGCAAAGAACAAGAATCTTGAAGAAGCACAGAAGTATGATGAACTTAAAAAAGGATGGGAAACTGAAAAGGGTAACTATAACAAGGCTATAGCAGATAAAGATGTTGAGATTAAAGACATCAAGATAGACAATGCTTTAGAGAATATTATAAATGTAAATAACGCATACCCAGAAGCAAAGCATACTGTGAAAGCTCTAGTTAAACTAGATGAACATGGGATGCCTAAAATGATGGGTAAAGACAGCGTAGGAAATGATACGCTGATAGACCTAGATGAGGGAGTTAAAAAGTTTTTGGCTGATAAACCATACTTGGTAAAAGGTCAAAAAGTCAACGGCACAAACACCAACGCCGGAAATACAGGTGGAGAGCAAGGCGGAACTGAAACACTCGATCAGTTAAATTCGCAGTTAAGTCAAGCTCGCAATAGTGGAAACTATAAAGAGGCAGAAGCACTCAAGGTTAAGATTAGTGCTGCTTTAAAAGCAAGTGGCATCAATCGTAATATGTAACCAAGAGGAATGTTTTAAACGAAAGGAGGTGATTTTAAGATGACTGATACAACAACAACCACGCTAGCGGAATGTATACCAACAATTGTAGCTTCTGCTATGCTAGAACTAGATGAAGGTGATATAGTTAGACCGTTAGTTAACCAGATAGATTTTTCTGGTCAACCCGGAGTAACTCACCAGACTCCATTTGTTAAGAAACTTACGTCAGAGGCTGATGACTCACTTACAGCACAAGCGTTAGATTCGACTACAGATGAGGAGACTTCTCCTAGTGAAGCGACAGTAGGTGTGCATGGTGCTTATGTTCAGTTAAAGGACATAGCGAACTTAGGTTCAGTAGATGATATGGCTGCTATTGCAGGGAAGCTAATCGCACAATGTATAGTTAAGAGATGGGATTTAGATTTAGTAACTCTATTTGCTTCATTGACAACTAATCAAGGTGCGGCTGGTACGAATATTACTCCAGCTGACTTGTATGACGCTTATGGTTCTTTAAGAACGTATTTTGCACCATTACCATATAATTTGGTAATGCATCCACAGCAAATATGGAGTTCAGTAGGGTTGATTTCTTTATTCGATAATTCAGCAGACGCTATTCAAACGCAAGGTCCGGGAACAGTAGGAGAGGATTGGGCGAGAAATGGATGGGCAGGTATGGCACTAGGATTTAGTCTTTATGCAGACGCAAATATAACTCTTACTTCTTCAAACGGAAGTGGAGCAGCGTTCAGTAGAGATGCAATCAAGTTCGTACGCAAAAGAGGTTTGCAATTTGAGATAGAGAGAGATACAGCAGAGGTAGCGAATAAGATAGTAGGTACAGAAATACATGGAGAAGCTATACTTAGAAATAAGCATGGTAACGAAATGCAATTCGATACTGCTTAGAGAATACCTGTATATGTGGGGAGAAACAACTCCCCACTATACATAACAGGGAAAAAAGGAGAAACAAAATGAATAATCAAGGAGATAAAACGGTGACAGATACAACTTTCGATAAATATCAGCATGAAATGAACGAGATAGATAGACTAGGTAAGGATGATTCTAATATAGTAGTGCTTCAAGAGATGCACGATCATAAGAATATATCTTTGTGGACACAAGACGGTCAAAGAAAAGGACCTATGCATCCGAAGAACGCAAAGAGAGCTTTAGATATGTTTAGAAAGAAAGGCATTTTGTTAAGTACAAGACAGCCAAGTAAAGAAGAAGTAGACGCATACAAAGCGAGCAAAGCAGGTAAGGTAGCAAAAGAGAAGACAGATGCAAGCAGAACAGTAAAGAACAAGTCAAAGAGAAAAGGTGCAGCAGAAGCAATGGCACAAACAATGGCTAAAGAGATAGGTAAACCGATAAGCGAGTTGACCAATATAATGAAACAAAATGAAGTAGGTAAAAAGAAATGAAAGAAACTATTATCAAAGGAGCTCCAAAGTCAATCACAAAGATAAAGTGTCCAAGACACTTCTTAATCAATCCTATGTTTGATGTGTTTGAACGTGAGATAGTTCCAGAGCTAAAGCATATCAGTCAACATCTAATTGATTCAGGTAGGGCGAACAATAAACGTGTTAAAAAGGATATGTTTGGTAATAAGATAGTAGATTGGCGAAAGGTATACGCAGAGGAAAAAAAAGGAAATGGAAATGTAATACAGCCATTTATCACAAGAGCCTTTGCAATAGAGCATGTATGGGATCCAAAAAATCCCATATGTGTACTACAATGCAAGGGAAGATGTAAAGAGGGATATGGAATAGTAAGGGAACGAAATATAAAACGTTTATATGGTAGTTAAAAATGATTAGCAGAGTAGATAACACAAGTAAAGTGGTTAAAGCTAATAATATATCTCATGTAACAATGGCAAATGGTGACACAAAGGTTATAAAAGCAGAGCAGGACAATAAGATAGCGAAAGCAAACGCACAAGTAAAAGTAGTAAATTCAAAGATGAGGTCAGATATTATGGACACAACAAGATTTGTATATGGAGAAGCGATAGTCACAGATGGCGTAACAAAGCTATTTACGTTAGCATTACCATATGTATCAGGATTATTAGAGATATTTGTAGATGGCAGTTCATATACGAAGATAACAGAGTGGGAAGAAGTAAGCCCAGCATTAGGAACGTTTCAGTTTGTAGCAGGGCAAGATGCACCTGATACTGATGAACATTTAAAAGCTAATTATATAAAGGCGGTGTAGAGTGAAACAAGATTTTCTAAAAGCTAAGACAGGAACGATTAGATTAACAGTATATCAAGACAATAGATATATAGTGCCTACAAGTGCAAAGGTAACGTTATATAGTCCAACTGGAGGCGAGTTACAGGCACAAGCTACAGCAACGGTAAACGCTGACACAGGAGAGATGACTTATAGCCTTACAGCAGTTCATACAGCCTCAAATAACGTAAATTATAAAGCAGTATGGGAATATGTATCAAACTCGGTGACATATTACGAAACGCAACTGTTTGATGTATATAAGAGCCTATTATCAATACCGATAGTAGACAAAGACCTGTATGATGAGCTAGAGAGCTTGAGAGAGCAGAATGTTCAAGAGCAAGGCACAGCAACAGCCGGAACAACAGCAACAGTAGTAGATACAGCACGCAGGAAAGAAATGGATGATTATTGGAAAGGTGGCAAGGTAAGTGTTATATCAGGAACAAACGTTGGAGAAGAACGAGTTATTTCAGGATTCGTTAAGTCAACAAGCACGATAACAGTAACACCAATATTCACATCTGCCATAGATACGACAAGTATATATGTAGTTGAGAAAGCATATACCGATAAGATAGCACAGGCATTTGACGATTTATGCACTATGATATATAACAAAGGGAATAGACACAACTTAATCCTAGAGAGCAGTCAGTTAAAGTTTCCATTGATATTCTTAACGTTGTATAAAATCGCATTAGACTTGAGTTCAGATGAGGGCGACAAATGGGATAGATTAAGTATAATATACGATAAAAGGTTTTCTGATGCGTTTAGTGGAATGAAAGTTGAGTATGACCTAGACGAATCAGGTAGTATAGTAGGACAAGATGAAGAAGGTATAAACTTAAACACTTTTAAACTGGAGAGAGCATGAAAATATCAGTTAATATACTAACATGGAACAATATGTCAACGTTGTTTGATACGTTGCTTATATTGAAAGAAGATTTGAGAGATATACATAACGAGATAATTGTAGTAGATAACGGATCAACTGACGGATGTTGTGAAATGGCTACAGTCTGTAATTTCGAGAATAAAGGTGTATCAGTAGGAAAGAACCAAGCACTCGAGCTAAGTCAAGGCGAATATGTGTTGATTTTAGATGGCGACACAGTACCAGTACCAAATAGCATAAATAAGCTAATAGAATATCTTGATGAACATGAAGACTGTGATGCGATAGGGTTCTATGCTAATAAATACACGAACCAGAAGAATCGAGAAGGACAAGCTACACACCATGAGATATATTGTCATACGTTGTTTGAGCCACAGGTACAACAGCAGTCAATAGCATATTATGGTATATTTAGAAAAAATGTATTAGATAAGCATGATATAAGGTTTCCTGAATACGGATGTTTTAATAAAGCAGGATATGGATGGGAAGAAACAGACTTTTATATGCAGATGTGTGAAGCTAAGATAAAGCAATGGGTTGTTGGAATGAATACAGCAAGTGGCAAGTATTATCACGAAGTGAACTCATCTATCAGAGAAATGGGTCACGATAAGTATATGACAAGTTCAAAAGAAAGACGTGCCGACTTCGTAAAGAAGTGGGGTAAAAAAGAAAAGAAGTATAGAAATGTTAGATAAGATCGTACTGAAACACCTAGATGATATGAATATAATCGAAGAATCTTTGAATAAGAACATAGATACTTTGATACAGGCTATTGATATTGACAATGTGTTTAACGCACCGAAAAAAGAGATAATGGAAGTTGCAGCATCAGTTAAAGGTGTAATAGAGAAGAAATACTCGTTAGATGCAATGAAACAGGGTGATAAGTTTGCTCAAGAGATGAAGACACGAACAATAAAGGTAGCTGATAGTACAGATGAAGATTTAAACAAGGATATAGTAGTATGATGAACATGAGATTCAAAGGAACGTTGAGATTGCCAAAGATAAACTTTCAAGATGATTTAAAAGTCATTGCAAAGGATATAATTATACCTGATATGATAAAGGGCATACATTCAGGCACAGACATAGATGACAAAGCGTTTCCAGCTAATGATTATAGAACAATAAGCAGAAAACGAGGCTCTAAAGTGTTGGTTGATACAGGGAAGCTGTTGAATAGCTTTCAGAGTAAGACAAAGGGTAAGTTTAACGTGGTTATAAGTCTTAAAAACATAAGAAAGAACATAGGCGGATATTTACAGCTTGAGGGCATAAGAAGCAAGCAAGGATTAAAGAAGTTTAAGTTTTTCGGGATAAGGAAAGCAGCCGAGAAGTTGGCAGTTAAATATATGGAAAACAGAATAAGGAAAGCGATACAAAATGTCTAAAGAAACAGAATTGACAGCAATGGTTGAAAGAGAGCTTGAAACACTAGAGATATATCTTTGGGGTGCTTCAATGCGTTGTACCGTTAGTTTACAGGAATATATAACAGCAAGCATAGCTCAAGGGGTATCAAAAGAAGTCATCAAAGCCTCTCTGCTGAACGATTTAGAAACAGGAGGGCGAATATTCGGTGAGTTTAGGAACGCTGTAAGAGCAACAGGCACAGGCTCATTAAACAGGTTCTCTGATGTAGCACAGTTCAACGATAGAGGAGTAAATACACAAGATTATAGATGGGTGGCAGTATTGTCAAATACCTGTCCTGATTGTGAAGCAAGGCATGGTCAAGTTAAGACATTTGCAGAATGGGAAGTAGCAGGATTGCCAAGAGCAGGGCAGACAGTATGCAAAGGTTATTGTAAGTGTGTGTTATCTGATCCAAAGACAACAGAAATGGTAAAACCAATAAAGAGAGAAAAGAGGTCAAAATGATATGGAATCAATTTACGCAAGGGTTATCACTGGGGTTTTTTGTATTTATTATTCTAGCATTAGCCATAGCAACAATAGTACGGTTAGGAAGTTTATTTGCGTGTGCAGATGATTATTCTAATGGCAATATAGCACGAACATATCAAATAGACAATTTAAAAAGCGATATCAAGAAAATAAATGAAAGATTGGATAAAAAATGAGTCAATACGATACAACTAAAAACGGAATAGTCACAAGGTTAGCAGGTCAAGGGTTTAAAGAGTCTAAACAGCCATTTGACTTTGATAATGCTGCAAGCACAGAGTATGACAGAGCATTTATCTTGAATTGTAAGAGTGGCGAAATGGATGATGAGAGTTCTGAAACAATATGCGATAGGTTCTATGACTTTCAAGATTGGGAGATACAGATAGCCTTTAGCAAGTCATCACATAACGATATTATAACAAGAGATGATATGCACAGAAAGAAAGACGCAATTATAAAAGACTTGGATAATCCTAGCAACTGGAGTTCTTTTGCAAGGATTTTAAAATATAAGAGGTGGTCAGTTGAGGAAACTGATAATTATTATTTATTAACAATGGAGATAGAAGTACAAGTTAAATATCAATATTAAAAAAAGGAGAATAAAACAATGCCGAATCCATTAAAAACAAAGAAAACCGTAGTATTAGCAAAGGTAGAATCTGCCTATGGTGAAGATCCAACTTTAGTAGCATCAGAAAATGCTATTGAAGCACTAGAGATTACAGTACCTAAAATAACTGCTGATATGAAAGAGAGAAATCCGGGAAATAGTGACTTATCTATGCATCCTCAAGTGAGAGGTAAAACTTCGTTTGAGTTTAGTATAAGCACATTTCTAAGAGGTTCTGGAACAGCCGGAACAGCACCACGCACAAGTCCATTGTTAAAAGCCTGTGGATTTGAAGAAACCATAGTGAGTGCAACAAGCGTAACGTATACGCCACGATCATCAGGGTTTGAGAGTTGTGCAGTTGAAACTTACATAGATGGTATCTTAATGCAGATACTAGGGTGTGTAGGCGACTATGAGCTTGATTTGACAGCAGGAGAGTTCGCAAAAGAAACGTATAATCTGAAAGGGCAGTATGCACTACCGACAGATTCGGTTATTGTAGACCCAACGTTTGACACAACAGTACCACAGATAGTCAAAGGTATAACAATGACAGTGGGTGGTTATTCAGCAGTAATTGAGAAGCTAACAATAAAAATGGGTAATCAAGTAGCAGATAGACCTGACTTCAATCAAGATGAGGGATCGTTGTTTGCTATTACAGGAAGAAACCCAGAAGGAACAATGACAATAGAAGCTGTGTTGAGAGCAACAAGTAACGCTGACTTCTTGAGTTATTTCCATAGTCAAACAGCGAAAGATGTATCTTTTGTAATAGGTGCGACAGCAGGAAACATAGGCACTATTACTTTACCAAAGATATATTTCAAAGCTCCTGAATATGCCGATAGAGATGGTGTAAGGACAAATGAGTTAGCGTTTCAGATAGCACGAAACGCAGGTGATGACGAAATTTCTTTGAGTTTGACATAGTAATAAAGGTTTTGCTGGTTTTCCTTATAAAATCAGCACTACAAAAGAGGTGACAAAATGATACAAGGTATAAAATTAGATTACATAAGTGATTATACAATTAAAGAAGATAAGAAGAATCCTACTATATGGAAAATAGGTGTAATGGATTCAACAACGTTACTTGCAATGACAGACGATTCTAAAGGTGCAAACTTTCTTGTGTTCTTATCAAAGGTTGTTAGGATAGCGTTAAAGGGTTGGAATAATTTCAAGATAGACGAAAAAGAAGTTGAATATAAAACAGTTAAAGAGATTTTGTATGGCAAGGAACGAGATGTGCTTGATATAAACATACTTGATTGCATACCAACAAATATAATCATTGAGCTAGGCACAGAGATATTAGCACAGAACAAAGAAACGGAACCTGAAAGAAAAAACTAATAGAGGCTGTTTGGGTATCGTATTATGGATTGGATTGTAATAAGTGCATAGATAGCCTAAAGGATTTCAGAGGATGCAAGAGAGATAGTCCAGCAGGTGAACATTGGGTATATAGCACATTTAGTAGTGCAAGATGTCCAGCAAGGTTATTGACAGATGAAAAGGTTATATTAAGTTTCAAGATTTATAACAATTATAAGAACGGGTTTTTACCCAATAAAGGAGCATGGTTAGATCAGCCGAATAAAGTTATAGAAATCATTGACACGATAAATGCAGAAGTCAATAAAATAAACGATAGGATGAAAAAAGATGGCTCTAAATAAAAACGAACTACAAATACTATTAACTGCTAGAGATGAAGCTACCGCTAAGATAAAACAATCTTTTAAAGATATTGGTGTGCAAGGTAAGGTTGCAGAGAAAAAGGTTACTTCTTCGTTCAATAAAATGGGTATGTCAGCTCAAAGATTAACTCAAATAATAGGTGTTACAGGTATGCTGTTTGCTTTCAAGAAGATGGTTGATGTCGCAATAGACTTTGAATCAGCTTTTGTAGGTGTAAGAAAAACAGTTGATGCAACAGAGAAAGAATTTGTTAAATTAAGAGAAAACTTAATAGAAATGTCTACAAAAATACCTATTGCAGCCACAGAGCTTGCGAAAATACAGGAAATAGCAGGACAGTTAGGTATAAGGGGAGTTAAAGAACTTACAAAGTTCACAGAGATAGTAGCAAAGATAGGAGCTACAACAAATTTGTCTTCTGAACAGGCAGCGATAAGTTTTGCTCGTATATCAAATGTTATAGGTGAGCCGATAGAGAACGTAGACCAAATGGCTTCCGTAGTTGTTGATTTAGGTAATAAAATAGCCACAACAGAAGCAGAGATAGTGACTTTTGCACAAAGAATATCTGGTGCTGGTAAAGTTGCAGGATTATCAAGTAAAGACATCTTTGCTATAGGTGCTGCAATGACAAGTGTAGGTATACAAGCAGAGCTTGGTGGAACAGCAGTACAAAAGATATTGTTAGATTTACAGGGTAAAGGCAAAAAGGGTATTGGTGCTTTTATAGGTTTTGTTAGAGAGTTGGAAGAAGCAGGAGATGGAGCAAGTAAAACATTAGAGGCTTTGGGTTTTAATAATGAAAGAGTAAAAAGAGCCTTTTTATCATTAGCGTCAGCAGGTGGAAAACTTGAAGAAACAATAGGTATAGCAAATGAAGCGTATGCAGAAAATTCAGCGTTATCAATAGAGTTTGCAAAACGAGCAGAATCAACAGCATCAAAAGTGACACTTCTTAAAAACGAATTTTCAAAGATGTCTGTAGTAATGGGAGATATATTACTTCCTATAATAAGAGATGCTTCCGAAGGTTATCGCATAATGATAGGGTGGATAGAAAAAGCAGCTCATGCAGTAGGAACAGCGTCAATGAAGATGCAAGATTTTCTTGTTGGTCAAGGTGGTGGAGAAGCTACAGATTATTTGAAGCAACGATTAGAAGAAGAAAGAATAATAGCTGGCGAAAGCATAGAGATAGAACGAGAAAAGCAAGAAGAAAAGAAATTAATTGTAGAAGAAGCTCAAACAGAAATACAAAGTATAATTTTAAATAAAGACCAAGAAACCATTGATGCTTTAAGAGAGAACATGAGTTTATGGTTAGATGAGAAAAGTGCTGCTCAAATGGCAGCAAATCAGTCAGAAATAGCAAGAAATAAATTCTTCATAGATGTGCAAAAGAAAGCTCATGCTGATTTATGGTCAAAAGCAACAACTTTAAGTAACCAATTTTCAAGCGGATTATCAAAATCATTAATGACAATCATAAAAGGCACAGGCGATACAGCAAAAGCATTTGAAGATTTAGGATGGAGTATGGTTAAGACTCTAATAGATTATGGTATTCAAATATTAGTGAACAACGCACTAGCATTAGCAACGCATGGACAACAAATAGCAATGGCAAATGTCTCAGGTCCAGCAGTAGCAACAGCATGGGCTCCGGCAGCAGCAATGGTATCATTGGCAACGTTTGGAACAAACTCTATATCAGCTATATCAGGAATGGCAACATCTGTTGGTGTAGCACTAGGATTATCAAAAATACCCGCATTAGCAGAAGGTGGGATAGTAAACAGACCAACGTTAGCGTTAATCGGAGAAGCAGGGCCAGAGGCAGTAGTGCCATTGAACGGTTCAAATGGAATGAAAAGTGTAAACATAAATATAGAGATGAATAACACGCAAGTAAGAAGCGAAGACGACATTGAATTATTGCTTGAGCAATTAAGTGATATGATAAACAGAGAAGCGGAGAGGTTATAATGGCTAATGAAATAAGCATAGATTTTGGGAGTTTGAACTTAAACAGTACAAACGAAATAACTATATCAGCTATATCAATTAAAGAAAACAAAGACGTTAAGGTTTCAAAGATACCGAAAGCTGATAGGTCAGTTGCAGAAACAGCAAGACGTAACAGTTTAACCGTAACAGTTAAAGGCGATATAATAGGTTCAGATTATGATGATTTGAGGACTAATTTAGATACGTTAAAAGCAGGACTACAGAATGGCAAGCAGAAGTTTACTTTAGATGACGATAGATATATCATGGGTCAGTTAAAGAACTTTACAGAAACAGTAGTGCATTTAAAACGTATGTGTACTTGGAGTGCTTCGTTTGTGTGTGACGATCCGTTATGGTTAGCTGAAACAGCAACAGTAGATGATAGGACACCTGTGAGCGGTGTTGGTTATGTTGTAAATAACGCAGGTAACGCATCTGTAAGAGCTAAAGTTGAGTTCACAGCACCAGTAGGTGGTATAAGTGATGCAATACAATTTGAGAATACTACTAATGGTGAATTGATGAAGTATAGAGGTGATGTAGTAGCAACAGAAGATTTAGAAGTTGATAACAGGTATGATACTGACGATTTTCAGGTGTTGAATAATGGAGTTGATGACCACGCAAACTTTGAAGGTGATTTTATAACACTTGAACCCGGAGTTAATGCTCTTGAGTTCACAGGAACACCATCAACAGACGTTAAAGTAACATTTAAAGCAGGAAACTATTAAAAGGAGGGAAAATGGGTAATACTCAGCATAAAGATTTAACAGGCACAGATTTGCATGAACCAAAAGGGCATCAAGCAGGTCATAAAGCTGGTGGAGCAGATGATTTATTATCCGCTCCGGGTGCGATAGGAGGGACGACTCCAGCAGACGCCGCTTTCGCTGCATTAGTAGCAAGTGGCTTAATAAGTGCAAATGGGGGACAAATAAAATTCCCAGCTACAGCTAACCCTAGTGCAGATGCTAATACACTTGATGATTATGAAGAGGGTACATGGACACCTCTTATTAGATTCGGTGGTGCAAGTGTTGGTCAGACATATTCAGTACAAGATGGAGCATATACAAAAGTAGGGAACAAAGTTACAGTCACAGCTCAATTATTACTTACTGCTAAAGGTTCATCAACTGGTGATGCTACAATAACTGGTTTACCCTTTACTTGTGCTAATGGAAATGCTTATTATTCTGTTACATCAAATTATACTTCAGGTATAGATTTTGAAGATGCTCTTATGGGTAGAGTTGGAATAAATAGCACAACTATACTATTGTCAGAAACTACAAATGCAGGTGCTGTTACTAATCTTGATAATACAGATTTTGTAAATAATAGTCGTATATTTTTTAGTGCAACATACTTCATATAAACAAGGAGAAACAATGATAACAAAACAAATAGAAAAACAAGTTACAGTATTAGCTGATGGTCAGCTACAGGTATTAGAGATTACCAAGATAATGGAAGATGGTAAAGAGATTGCTGCCACTAACCATAGAAAAGTAATAGCACCAGGAGATGACACGAGTGCTGAAACAGGTAACGTAAAGCTAGTTGCTGATGCAGTACATACAGTTGAGTGTAAGAGTGCTTATGTGGCTAAACAAGCTGAGCTTAATCCTGTAATCGCAGAAAAATAAAACAAGGGAACTAATGAGTATAACAAAAATCGATTTCGATCATGTCATAGATGAAAGTTCTAATTATATAATAGCCGAAGATGGAAGTTATGTTATTGTAAACTTAGTTGAAACTGATGTCGAGAGTAAAGGGTATAAGATTGAGTTAAGGGATAAAGACGGTAATCTAAGGCAATATCTAACTCCGTTTGTTTCAAAGGTATCTTGGGAATGGCGTAGAATCGGTGGATGTGGTAGAGCAGGTATAACGCTTGATATGGATTATCGTAAGATAGACTTCGGACCAGATGATGATATACAGATACGCATAGGAAGTGGCACAACGTCAAAGTTAGTTTATCGTGGTTGGATAGCAAAGATAACACCGTCATTAAAGATAGGGCAACAAATAAAGCTAGATGTAAGAGGTTATTTTGATAAGTTAATCAAGTTAATGGTACAAGATAACGGTGCTGATAAGGTGTATGAAAACTATAATATACTAAACATAGTGACAGATTTGGTTGACACTTATGTGACACCAAATAGCGATATAACAAAAGGCACAATAGATGCAGGAGGTTATTCTCCTGATACGATTACATTTAAAACTTCGGTAAAAGCAGCGTTGAGAACGTTGGCAGATTTGGAAGGTCAAGTAGAGTATGGAGTTGATGAGGACTTAAACTTCTTTTGGACTAATCAAAGTGACGTTTTAGTGCGTAAATGGTTTGTTGGTAATAACGTGACAAAGTTTGAAAGACGAATAAATTGGGATGCGTTGGTAAACAAGATATACTTTGAGGGTGGCGAGCTTTCTGACGGAAGTAAATATATAAAAACAGCAGAGGCAAGTGATAGTCAAGATAGTTATTTTTTAGCAGAAAAGATAGAGGGCAACTCATCAATAACAACAAGTAGTGTAGCTGACCAATATCTAGGCTCAATTTTAAGAGATAAAAGTAAACCACAGCTTGAGATGAGAGTAAGCATAGCCAATACAGATATACGATTAGAAGACAGTATCCCTTTGGGTAAGGTAGCAGTAGCAGATGCAGACTATGACCAGAACATAAATATCGTAGGAAAGACAGCAAGTGGTGGCAGTAATTTAATAGTAGGTAGGATAACAGCAGGTGGAAGCAACGCTATTGTAGGTGGTATCTTTAAAGACCAGATAGAATTGATAAAATATAAGATGAGTAATACAGATGAGAGGTTCAATATTGACATCACTTTTGGTGGAACAATATCGGAATCATCAGCACGAATAAAACAAATAGAGCTGTTACTAGACAGCGTAAGACAAAGGTAGGTATAATATGGCAGCAAGTTTTCCATTAAGTAAAAAGACGTTTACGCAAGTTGTAGATGGTACAACGTATGTAGAAGCTGTATTATGGAATACAGTATATGACGAAACAGAAGCAATACAGACTTATTTAGGTGCGAGTGGTAATGCACAGAGCAAGAACTCTGCGTTGACTAACTTGTTTAGGGATATGTTAGACCCTGTTCCAAAAATAACGTGGATTGATGCAGATACAATAGAGATAGAAGCCAAGACTTTGGTTATGTATAGTGGAAATGATTATGTAATAAAAAGAAATTCTTCTGCCTTACAAATAACTCTATCGGCAAATTTAGATACAGGAGCAGAAGCTAATTCAACATGGTATTATGTTTGGTTAGTTGGAGATGGAGCAAGCACAACGTATACAGCAGTATTTTCTTTGAGTGCGTCTGCTCCTGATGGGGTGACGTATGGCAAACTAATAGGAAGAATGTATAATGATGGTAGTGGAGATATATCCTCAACACAGAAAAGTTCTGTACCAAATAATCCAGTACAAGGTTGGATAAACTTTGACGGTACAGGAACAATAGCAATAAAAGATAGTTACAATGTTGATGCTATAGTAGATAATGGTGTAGGAGATTATACGATAACTTGGGATATAGACTTTGCGAATGCCTTTTATTCCTGGTCAGGTGGGTATGCAGAAGGTTCATTCGTAAGTTTAGATACTGGTGGAGCAGCAGCTAAAACAGCAGGCGATATTGATATTATAACACAAAATAATGCCGGAACAAGAACAGACGCAGATTCGGTAAGTATAACAGCAATAGGAAACCAATAAAAGGGGGAGATATGATAGGAATAATTAAAAGAGTAGATGGTGGCATATCAATATGCAGTAGAGCTATAAAAGATGATGATGACAAAGTATTAAAACCATATGCAGGTTGTACTTGGGCAAACATACCTAAAGAAGATGTTCTGGCTGATAGAAGCGATCGTGATGCTTGGGAATTTGACGAAACTGAAAAGAAGATAAAGGTTAATGCTGTGAAGAAACAAGTTATAGATACAGCGAAACAAGATGTGATTGATAGAAAAGAAGCGTTAAATACATTGGTAACAGAAAAAGTAGCGATTACAAAGGAAGCAACTAAATGAAAAAACTAATAATACTATTATTATCAGGGTTAATTGTAACATCAGCTTTTGCAGTAGCACCGAAAGCAGACAAGATACGACTTGCAGATGCAGGAAGCATTATCACAGCCACAGAGGTTGAGGGTGCGTTACAGGAGAACAGAACAGCACTTGACTTGAATACTACACATAGAAGTTCAACAGGAGAAGACCATACTTATATTGACCAAGACGTTACGAGTGGTTCAACTCCTACCTTTACCAATACAAACTTCACAGAAGCAACAGACAAGAATTATGTAACAGATGCACAACAAGCAGTAATAGTAAACACGAGTGGAACAAATACTGGTGATGTCACAGTAACCGATTCAGATGAGCTTGATTTAACTTTGACAGGACAAGATTTAACTGCAACATTAAAAGCAGGAAGCATTGATGAAACAAAGCTAGATACAAGTGTAAACGCAAGCCTTGATTTAGCTGATAGTGCAATACAAACAGAAACAGATCCATTATCTTTACATATAAATGGTACTAATGTACCTACAGCAGACTATAGTTGGACTACTAGCTTAACTACTACAGGAACTCTTTCAGGTGGAACTCTCACAGATGGAACAGCAACTTTAACTGGTGGAGAATTAACAGCTACAAGCATTGTTGTCGGAGATAATGAGCCCATTGAAATTGGTGTTGGTGGGTTAAGCGGGGCTTTGGGTTCTGATGGAAAGTTATACTCTGATGGAACAAACGTAAGATTGCAAGTAGAAAGTCCTTATTCTATGTTTGAGGTTCAAAATCCAGATATTACTTTTGAATATTTTCAAGTTCACGCAACAGCTCCTTTTTATATTCCTGTTTTGCATTTTGGAAAAGGTGGGGCATTTGATGGATTAGGTGTTATAGATTATTATCTTTATGTACAAGATATAAGTCATACAAATGATGGGGTTATTTTTATTCCTAATAAAAATTTTCCTACTGACAAACACACTGGTTTATTATCTTTTATTTCAGCTAGTAATCAACTTCAATTTTTAACACAAGGAGCAGGAAGTTATATTAAATTAGACCCTTATAGCCATACTGAAACAGACCAAGACTTTAAGATAAATGTTGATGGTAAGAAACTCTACTTCGGTGCAGCAGATGACGCTTCAATAACCTATGATGGCACAAATTTATTAATAGACCCTAAAGAAGTTGGTTCAGGTTATCTTCAAGTAGATGGAGAAATACTTGCTACAGATAAAGTGATGTTCACCCAAACAGATGGCAATGAGTATATAGATTCACTTGCTGATGGGTATATGGACTATGGAGCAACTACAGCACATAGATTCAATAATGATGTAACAGTTGGTGGAGACATAAGCCTTCTTACAGGTAAGTTGTATCTTGGTGCTGATAATGATTTAGAAATATATCATAACGGCATTAATGGATATATTGACAACAGTACAGGTGGTTTGAATTTGGACTCTGTTGCAGGAATTTATTTTAAGCTTTATGGAACAACCAGGGTTGTTGTCAGTGGTAATTCATTCTGGCCAAATGCTGACAATGTTACCTCAATAGGATTGTCTAATAGAAGGTTTACTGATACTTACTCAATAGACTACTACAATAAGTCCGATTCGGGAAAAACCTACTTCGGTGCAGGAGATGATGCTTACATAGAGTATGACGGCACAGATATGAGAATACTTACTGACGCCGTTGGAGCTTCTGACCTTATTGTAGATTGTGGTACAGATAAAACTATTGAATTAGCAGAAACAGTATGGAAAGATATAAACTTAGGTGCCGCACAATTAAGTAAACCATCCTCAAGTCAGCCAGATACAGACAGCTTTGTAGATGAAGCTGGAGCTGATACAGGAATAGAAACTCTTGCCTTTGCAGTTGGAGAAAAAGTTCATGGTTCTTTTGAAATACAGCATGACTATAAGCAAGGTTCAGATTTTATTTTTCATGTACATTGGCAGGGAATCACAGCACCATCTGGAACAGATAATGTCCAATTTAGATTAACCTATACCTTAATGAGAGATGGAGCGACACTAGATGCTACCACAACAATAGACAGTGCCGATTGTCCGATAGATACACAGTATGAGGCAAGTCGTTGTGATTTCACAGCGATAACTGGAACGAATACTTTAATAGGTGACCAGTTCTTATTTACTTTAGAGAGAGTAGCTTCAACAGGAGATGCTTATGCAGGAGATGCTCTCCTTGCAACCGCAGGACTTCATTATCAGATTGATACTATTGGTTCAAGACAGATAGGAACGAAGTAGATTATAAATAATAAAATATTATGGCAGATATAACAATCAAAACAGTCGAAATGACATAAGGAGGATAAGGTGGCAGTAATAATACAATGTCTTGAAGCAATAAGTAAGGTTGGTTTAGGAGTAGGAGCTTTCGCATTATTAACTTGGATGGTAATAAACAATACTAACCGCTTTAATCTTGGTTTAGATAAAAATTCAAAGGCTATTGAAAATACTGTTGAGATTATAAACAAATTATCAGAATCTATTGACAACAATACTAATGGACAGAAAAGTTATATGACTTTTGTTAAGACAGAACATCTTGCTCAAATGGCTATAATAACTACTATGACAGAGAAGAACACAGAGGATCATCTAAAAGTAAGTAATAGTTTAGACGAAGTTACAAAAGGTCTTGGCAGAGTAAATGGGTATAAAACATGATTAGGTTCATAGCGATACTAATATTGTTGTGTATATCCGGCTGTGCTTCATACACAGAGATATATAGAGATGAGATAGGTCGTATCAATAAAGTCCAGTATTCAGGCAATCAAATGGCTAAAATAGACGTTAAGAATGATGTTGTTGAAGTAAATAACAAAGCTGATCTTAAACTCTTTGAAGTTGATGTTAATGCTTTGAAAGGAATATGATGAAACTATTAGCAATATTACTTGGTTCAGCATGGGGTAGAATTGGCGGATCCGATTCTCAAGGGTTCAGATCACTTGGGATACCTGTACAAATAGCATATGTTCAATGTCTATCTATGGAAAATGTTGGCGGTTTCTTACTTGCTTTTATCATAATACCTTTATATATCGTGTGGCAATGGGGAATGATACAGGCTTTCAGCTATGGTTTATCAGCTCCTTTTCATAAATTCGCAGTTAAACTGTTTAAAGGCAAGGGTGCAGATGGTTCATATAAGCCAGTAGAGTACGTCACAAGGCTACTTTGTGCAATGACTTGGTGTTTGCCTAGTATCTTGTTTTCGGTGTTCTTTGGCATAACAGGGTGGCTTATTTACTATGTCGTAGGTGTTATATTGATACCTATATGTGGAACGTTTATCAAAAGTGCAATGTGGAATGAGATGCTCGTGTGGGGTATTCTATCACTACAGGTACTAATCTAGGAGGATAGTGTGGCAAAAGGTGTACCAAAAAGAGATGGGTCAGGACAAGGAAGCAGAGCCAATAAAGGCAGAGGCGGATGTTCTACCACTAAAAAAACAGGAAAAGGAAGGAAATAATATGGAAGTTAAAGAAACAAAAGAACTGATAATCGGTGTGGGGATCATAGCCGAATCAGTAATTTCAGCTACAAAAGACGGTTTTCAAGGGAAAGATGTAATATCTATTGGAACAGATGTGGCAAGAAACTTTTCTGTAATTAAAGAGGGCTTTGCAGGAGCAGGAAAAATCAAAGCAGAAATACAGGATTTAACAGGAGAAGAAGCAAAAGAACTTCTTAATCTTTTAGTAGATACTGTTATAAAAGTTAAAAGTGATTAAAGAGGGATTGCAGTTAGCCTCTGCTGTAGCTTCAATAATAGATAATGCGACAAGCGTAGAGAAAAAGGCTTTGAGATTATTTGTTAAAAGCTATGTAAAAATGGCGAAACGCAAAGAAAAAGCAGAACAAATCTTTATAGGAAAAGGCGATACTATGTGGTTTGGTGACGATTCTTTTGCAGGAACAGACGGACTGTTTAAGCCGAGAAAATCACATCCTAACTATTGGAGATTGCGGGATAGGTTCGTAGAAGGAAGATGAGGTGGATCATGTCAACAGGAAAGCATTTATTAAGAGCTTTGATAAGATTAGTGTATAGATACTTACTTGGGGATGTGCCACGATCAGACTTTGAACAACGAATAAAAAGATTTGAAAAGAAGATGAATAAATTAGACTGATTTGTCACCACCGTATGTGTGTAGCATATGGAAAGAAGTGCCACCTGATAAAAAGGGTGGTATTTTTTTGTCTAAAGACTTGACAAGTGTGTGCGTGTGTGCTATACTCTATTAGAAAGGAGGTGATGAATATGAAAAAATTAGTATTAAGTTGTCCTGAATGTGAGTCGTCAAATGTATTGACTACAAGTTTATTTAGAGTGTGTAGAAGATGTGGTTATAAGACAGAAAAAAAAGAGGAGTTTAAGAAAAATGAAGATAAAAGAAAGTCCTGATATAATTATTTCTACAAGACAATGGAAGATGCAAAAGAAAAGATTAGTAAAGAAATCTGGTATTTATGCAGTTTGGGCAAGAGGTAAATGTTTATATGTAGGAAAATCTACGGATTTAAGCGTTAGGGTTAGAAGAATTTACGATAGCATTATGCTTAATTATACCTGTTGCGATACTAATTGGATGTTTCGAGTTATCTTATCTCATTTATTTTTATCAAGATCTGAAATCACAACAAATATATATTTTCATAATGAAAATAATATTGAAAAACAAGAATTAGAGGCAGAATATTTCATAGAATTGAATCCATATTTTAATGGAAACCAAGTTAATAAAAAATATGAAAGAGCTTCTTCGCCTAATGATAAAGAAAAAAGGAAGGAAAAGACACGAAAAATATATAAAAAAAGATTGAAAGAAAAAAAAGTAACTATGATAGTAGAATGTAACTATTGTACAGAAAGCTGTTTTATAAAATGTGAAACTCGAGAATACCCAAAATTTTGTCCTTTTACAGGTCAAGAAATAACTAAAAATCATTTATGGACTGTTGAAGAAAAAGAAATGAAAGATTATTTCAAAGGAGGCTAACGTGGAGATAGATAATTATTTAGCAAGAGATTTTGAATTGTTTGACGAGGAAGAAGTTGCTACTCAATACAAACCGAGATGTCCGATTTGTAAAAGAGAGCTTGTAGAGGGAGAGGTTGAGGGTTGTCATTGTGATTGGGTATGTACTCATTGCGATAAAGAATTTGATAATACGGAGGTAGAAGCAGTATGAAAACAAACATTAACGCAAGAATAGAAATAGTAGGAGTTCTCGATAACTTAAAAAAGGTTTTCAGAGTAATGGGAGATAATGAACTATCGAAAGAGGTTGCCAATTTAACTGCTAAAGTTATGACAAAAAACTTAACAGAATTTTTATCAATGGAATATGTAAAGGAAGGAGAAAAGAAGATATGAAAGAAGATATGAAAGAAGTTAAAAAAGCACCTTTGCCAATAAGAGTGTTTCAAAAGTTAAAGGATAGACTTGATAAGGCAAGGAAAAAAGACGGAAGATCACGAACAAATGCAATAGAACAAGGCATAGAATTATATGTTGCTGATGTAGAGTTTAGGATGAGAAAGGGGAGAAAATGAGAAGTATACTGTTTATAATATTAGTATTGATTTCTTCACAAGCGAAAGGTAGTGACATGATAGATATGAATATAATATCAGAAATAGAAAGTAGCAATAATCCAGATGCTTATAATAGAATAAGTGGTGCTGTGGGCTTGTATCAGATAACAAGCATATGCTTACAGGACTATAACGAGTATCATAAAAAGCAGTATAAACTAGAAGAAATGTACGATCCTAAAAAGAATTTCAAAGTAGCTTCATGGTATTTTAACGTAAGAATCCCACAGATGCTCGCACATTTCAAAATAGAAGACAAATTGGAAACAAGGATATTGTCTTATAACGCAGGTATCTTATATGCCAAGAAAGGTATATATCCTACAGAATCAAGCAATTATATAGTGAAATACAAACGACTATATTTAGAGAAGAACGGAGAAAAACCATATAGAGATTACGGGCAGAGAGTGAAATCATAAAATAACAGTTGACAATAATATGGCATTGTGTTATAATGAGTTTATCGTAATATTATCGTAACAAGTAAAAGAGAGGTGACAAAATGGAAAACATGAACGGAATATCAGAGAAGTTGGGAAGAATTCAACAAGGGCTTGTAGCTCCGAAAAATAGAGAAAACAAATTCGGACATTACAAGTACAGGTCTTGCGAGGATATTTTAGAAGCAGTAAAACCGTTACTGAAAAAGGGTAGTTTGATACTAACATTAAGTGACGAAATGGTAGAGGTTGGAGGCAGGTGTTATGTAAAGGCAACAGCTAAAATATCAGATGGCGAGAACTTGCTAAAAGTAGACGGTTATGCAAGAGAGCAAGAAGATAAGCTAAATAGAGAAGGCAAGCCTACAATGGATCAGGCACAGATTACAGGTTCAGCGAGTTCTTATGCTCGTAAGTATGCACTTAATGGGTTATTCTGCATAGATGATACTAAGGATACAGATACTATGGACTACACACAGCAATCTCCAGGGCCAGTTGCTTATAAGAAGCCTACAGAAAAACAGATAGAGATACCAACAGCAGAAGTAAATGAAGTGCTTGACCTAGTAATGAGCATCAAAGAAAAAGCTAGTGACAAAGGTTTTAGTCCAGCAGGGCTTGATAGTTTAGCACAAAAGCATTTCAAAAAAGATTTTAACAACTGTACGAAAGCAGAATTAACAGCTATATATACAGGGTTAAACAAATGATCCAAGTAATAGAAGAAACTCATCAGTATATATTAGATGGCGTTGAACTAACACCAGTAAATGACGTGTTGGTTGAATTAGGCATAGTGAAGCCTATGATAAGAACTCCATATATTGATGAGTGTGCTACAAAGGGAAAAGCAATCCATAAAATCGCCGAGTTGGCTTGTAAGGGTACTTTAGATGAAGCGAGCATAGATGATAGGCTCATACCATATTATCGCAGAATAGAGGCGTTTCTGCAAGAATACAAGCCTAAATTCATGGCAATAGAGAAGCCAGTATATGCTTTAAACTGGAAGATTGCAGGAACTCCGGACTTTATTGCAGAGATAGATGGCAAAATCATAATGGGCGATTGGAAAAGTGGCACGACAGGACATATGTGGGCTATGCGAATATATGCTCTTTTATGTGACTTTGACGTTGAAGAAGTGTGGAGAATACACTTAAATAAAGATGGATTGAAGCCTAAAAAAGAGAAGATAGAAGAATTGATACAGGAGAATTTAATAACCAAGCTAACCGAAAGGGCAGAAAATGCACTATGATAAACAAGAAATAGAAGGATTTGAGGTAGAAGTAGTTGACAAGGGATTGATGAGTCAGCCAGTAATAGTAAAATGTGAAGAAGATTGTTCTTTCTGGAGGCAGAATATAACTGCATTGAAAGGGTTAAAAAAGCAAGTAGATGACAGGAGAAAAGGTATTGTGAAGCCTTTAAACGAAGCAAAATCAGAAGTACAGGCACTTTTTAATCCTATGCTTGCCAAGATAGACAGCAAGATAAAGGAAATAAACGATCCTGTAGTTGCCTATGTAAACGCAGAAGCAGAAAAGCAAAGGGTTATTGATGAGCAGAAAGCTAAAGAGCTTGTAGAACTAGAGCAGAAGCAGGAGAAAACAGTAGATATATCCGAAAGCATAGCGATAGATGTGAAGAAAACAGAGCTTGAAAAACCTACTGAAACGGTGAAAGTCAAAGGTATGACAACGTATTATTCAGTAGAAGTGACAGACAAAACACAGTTACCTATGGAATATCTTATACCTGATACGATAAGGTTGAACAAGATTGCAAGTGCGTTAAAAGGGGATTTCAAGGTAGCAGGATGTAAACTCGTAACAAGACAAGTGTTGAAAGGTTAATTATGGAACAGATAATGATAGAAAAAAAGCTAATGGAAGCAGTAACAAACATAGAGAAGTACGGTGTTGAGTATGCTGTAGCAAAGGGAATTGCATATCAAATGCAGAAGATGAGAGAAGTCGTGTTAGCACAGGAGATGAAAAGGCATCTAGGCTCAAATGCACATAAGGAAATGGAAGCTAAAACAAGTGAAAACTATATAAACCAAATTCTTGCAGCAGCCGAAGCGATAACAGATGAGCAAAAGACAAGAGCAGTCTTTGAAAGGTGGAAAGCTCAACAGGAAACGTTGAGATCGTTATTATCATTAGAGAAGCAAAAAGCAAAGATACTGTAGAAAGGATAAAATGAAATACTATATAACAGAAAACCTATGGCATATCCTAGCACAGAAGAACATCACGCAGGGTAGGTTTGCAAAGCAAATAGGAGTAAAGCAAGCTACTGTATCAAGGTGGAAGCATAGAGTACATCCTGTGAGTGTGAACAATAGGAAAAGGATAGAGAGTTTTCTATATTCTTTAGTAGGGATATCGTGGGATTTTGAGGATATTTTTAACAAGGGGTAATATTATGCTGAAAAAAGATGTTTTAATTGTAATAGGTTTTATCAAAAGGGCGAAGAAAAGGCTGCAAAGCTATGAAAAAGACTATATTAAAAACTTGGAAAAGCAGTTAGAAACTGAAACACGAATAGATTCTGAAAAAGAAAAGATTTTGTGGGGTATGTACCAAAGGAAAACAGGGATCCATTTAAGTAACCAGTTTAAAAGGAGGTAATATGACAAAGCAAGAACAGGTACTAGAATTTATATTAAGACACGATTATATAGATACAGCTTCTATTATAAACTATGGATTAAAAAATCATTTCACATCAGCAGAAAGGACAGCTAGACGTCTTGCAGAACAAGGATATATAAAAAGAATGACAAAGGAAGAACAAAAAGAGAAGTTTCCTAATATAAGGAAGCAAAAGGTTTGGAAAGTAACACGAAAGGAGATAAAATGATACAGACTTATTTAACATTATGGTTTACTGCTGCTTTTTTAATAGTAGTAAGCGGATCAGCATTATTGGTAGTGATACTATGTGTATTAGGTGTAATTAAAATCAAAGATTTAGGATAAGAAAGGAGTTATAATGGAAGTATTAATATTGTTACCAGCTATGTATTTTTTCTTTTGGGGATTAACAGTACATTCTCATTTAAGAGAACAGACAAAGTATCTAAAAAAGATAGCAGAAAAGGTTTGACAAAGAGCCATTAAAATGGTATAGTATATTTAACATGAAACACAAGGAAAAATCAATGCAAAAACAAATATTAAAACTTTATGGATTAGGATCAAATCCCGTCGTTCTCGACGAGCCTTGTGTTTCACCTAGTCCATATGTTATGGAATCCAAAGATTTAAACTGGGCATAGCATAGACCTATGCCCTTCCATAACTCTTATTTGAGGAACACATGGAAAAAATAAAACTAACAATTTCAAAACTAGAAGCTAGGTTATTGGTTAATGCCATAGAATCTGCTGTTAACTATTGGTGCGATGATGATGATCAAGCACAACATTGGATAGTTGAAGCAAGTTTTTGTGAATTAAAAGAAAAAATACAATCTATATTGGATAAAGAATAATGGCTTTAAGAAATCAACCTTACATACCTTTATATGTGCAAGACTTTTTAACAGATGAAAAGCTTATGGAGTGTTCTGCTGAATCAACAGGAGTATATATTAGAATCATGTGTATAATGCACAAGTCAGATGAATATGGCACTATTTTGCTTAAGCAAAAAGACAAGCAAACATCCAAGCAAGTTGAAAATTTTGCTTACAAGCTTGCTAAGCATATGCCTTACTCGTTTGATATAGTCCATAAGAGCTTACATGAGCTTATAGATGAGGGCGTTTTACAGGTAAAAGATTGTAAGTTATTACAAAAGAGGATGATACACGATAATAATGTTAGTATTGTAAGAGCAAAAGCTGGTTCTAAAGGTGGTAAAACTACTCAATTTGCTAAAGCAAAAACACAAGCAAACTCTGAAGATGAAATTGAAAATGAATTTGTAACTGAAGATGTAAATACAACTAAGAAGAATAAGAAGATATATGTAGATATAAACTTATTGATAGCACAAGGGATAACAGGCAAGGGAGAGATCATAGAAAAATTGAAGGGAACATATAGCGAACATCAGATAGTAGAATCATATGCACATATAGAATGGCATAAAAACAATAAGAAAAAGGTGTTTAAATGAAATGTAAAAAATGCGGATCAGAATTAGTAGAGAACAGCTTTTATGAATTTGTCAACTGTTACTGTGAGAATTGCAATGATAGGTTCACATATAACGCAAAGAAAAGGTTAATATATAGTAGAAGCGAGAAAGAGCTAGGATATAAAAAGTTTATAGGTAAAGAGAGATGAAAGGGGTAAAATGAATAAGCAACAAATATTCCCAACAATATTAATAATACTAGATATGTGTGCAAGTGTAGGATATATGTGTAGTGGAGATATAAGAAAAGTAATTTATTGGGCTGCGGCGAGTATTTTAACGATATGCGTAACATTTTAAGGAGGAACAATGAAACAAAAAGAATGGAAGCTAGTAGACAAGTACGGAGAGATTAGTTATAAGACAGGCACAAAGTATGAAGTGGCAGATTATGCGTTAAGGCATCAGATGTTAATGGTTGCAGATGAGGATAAGAAATGAAGAAACCAAATTTTAGTGATGATACAAAGCTAGAAGCGTTAGAGAGAGCAGGGTGGTGTTGCGAGATATGTGGTAATAACGATATACTAGATTTCCACCATTGCAAAAGTAATAGCATTATGAATAGGAAAAAGTACGGTGACAATATTCAGACTTTGGAAAATTGCTCTGTTTTATGTCGCAAGCACCACTTAGATGGTAAAGTTTTAAAGAATCTCAAGATAGGAACAATGATATTGGAAAGGTGGGAAGTGTGACTGAAAAAAATATGCAGACAATGTTCGGGA